CTCGGGACATGGGTGACGAGGAGGAGATGGACGACGAAGAGGACGAGGAGGGCGAGGACTACGAGGAGTCGAAGCACGACCCCATGGACGGCCCGTTCGTCACGCACACCCTGTTCGACCGCATCATGGCCCTGCCGTTCGAGCATCTGGACGAAGAGGACATCAATCGCGTGATCGACGGCCTCAAGACCAAGCGCATCCCGCGCAACATCCCGGGCATCCAGGAGCGTGCGGAAGAGGTGGCATCGGACCTGTTGGAGCGCGTGAAGACCATCGTCAAGGCAGGCAAGCGGGCGCGCATCAACATCAGCAACTCGCCGGAGGCCAAGAAGCTCCGTCGTGAGCGTCGCCTGACCTACAAGAAGAAGAAGACCAAGATCAATCGTCGGGCCAGGATCACCGCACGGAAGGCCCCGGGCAAGCGGGCCGCTCTCAAGACCGCGATGGCGCACCAACGCATGGGCGACAGCCAGTCCTTCGCCGTCGAGCTGGAGCACATCCTGCACGAGCACGAGGAGCGTGGCATGGGCGTGCGCGATGAGATCCTGACTCGCATCGACAGCATCATCGACCTCGTTGCCGAAGAGTTCAACGACGAGGCCGTGGTGGAAGTGTTCGACGAGGCCGTGGAGTCGCTGTCTGCTTCCTATGCAGCCGGTCGCCTGGACGAGGACGTCATGGATGCGGACGCCTTCCTGGCGGAGCTGCGCCCGGTGATGGCGCTGATCTCGAAGTCGCTGGACCGACTGGATACGGTCGGATCGGGAAACTGCTAAGGGGCCACCTCGGCGAGGGTGGCCAGAGGCGCCGGACGGGGACGACCTCCGGGCGGCTGGAGCTGATGGGTTACGAGTCGGTGAAGAAGGCCGCGCGATTGAGTGGGAACAAGACGGATCGCCGGGTATCACCAGAGGCTCGGCGGAAATCGGAGCGGAACCCCTTGGCGCGAACAGGACTTCAGCGGAAGCGCTGAGGAGGGTAATACGATGCCGCAGTTACTGATCGAAACCAGCAAGCCCACGGCGTTCCAGATGACCGAGGCCCGGGCGGCTAAGGGGTCTGGGAAGCTCGTGGCGCGCGGCGAATTCGGTCGGGTCGGCGTCCCGACGCAAAACGGGCGCCGCTACTCCGAGTCGCTGATGACGCGCGAGATCAAGCGCCTCAACGAGGATCTCAAGTCGCGGCGGGTGCTCGGCGAACTCGACCACCCCAGCGACGGCAAGACCTCGTTGAAGCGGGTCAGTCACGTCATCACAGATCTGTGGATCGAGAAGGGCCTGGTCATGGGCGAGGCCGAGATCCTGAACACGCCGGAGGGGAAGACCTTGAAGGCGCTGATCGAGGCGCAGATCCCCATCGGCGTGTCGTCGCGGGGGTTCGGCAGCACCAAGCCAGCGGCAGACGAGGCGGAGGATGTGCAGGACGACTTCCTGCTCAAGACCTACGACTTCGTGGCGGACCCGGCGGTGAAGACGGCCATCCCCAATATCACCATGGAGTCCGTGGACGATCCCACGGCGGCGCAGATGTTCCTGGCGGAGTTCCCGGACGTGGCGACGCAGATCCAGGAGGCGGCGGCGCAGGATGCGCTGGCCCGGGCCAAGGACAAGGTGACCTCGGGGTTGGAGGCGGCGGTACAGGCGGCTGAGAAGCGCGTGCGCGTCGAGATGACGGAAGCCTTCGAGAAGAACCTGGCGCAGTCGCTGATCGAGGTGCGCGAGGATCTCGGCAGCCAGCTCCGCGAGGAGTACGCAGCCGACCCCGCCGTTGGGGCGGCGAAGGCGGTCCTGGCGCAGATCGCGGAGATGGTGGGATCGTACCGCCAGCACCCCGATGAGGCGGCGGTACGGGATGCGCTGCGGGCCAAGGATCTAGAGGTGGCCGAGCGCGAGCAGGAGCGGGACGAGGCGATTGACCTGGGCACGCGGGCAGCGGTGCTGCTGCATGTGGAGCGCAAGATCAGCGGGCACCCGATGGCCGAGGCCGTGCGGGCGCTGATGCACGGCGTACAGGTCACGTCGATCATGGACGTTGACGCGAAGTTGGCGGCCATCATGGAGAACCTACCCGAGCGACCGGCGGTGGATGTGACCCCGACCGGGCCCTCGGAGGACGAGATCCAGCTACGGGAAGAGAACGCGACCCTGCGCGGCGAGATCAAGCTGGTGCAGGCAAAGGCGGAGTCGTTGGACGAGAAGTTGCGACGGGTTGTAGAGTTGACCAAACGGGCAGACGACCGCCTTGCGGAGGCCGATGCCCGGGTCGAGAAGGCCGAGGCCCTGCGGGAGGAGGCGGAGGAACGCGCCGCCCAGGCAGAGCTGGACGCCTACAAGGCCAAAAAGGTTGTCGGATTGGTGAACAGCGCGAGTGTGTTGGGTCTCCTGGAGGACGTGGCCTCCCGGGCCGATGTGGACAAGGTCGTGGCGAAACACGGTTCGATGGAGATCTCGGACCCAGACTTGCGCGAGATGCGCCGTCGGCTCCAGCGGGGCCAGGGCGACACGCGCGAGCTGTCCGAGGACCGGCGCCCCGAGGGTGTCGTGCGGGGGGCCGATGACCTCGGCAACTCGTTTGACATCATGCGGAAGCTGTCCGGGTACAACAACTGACAGATCCAAGGAGACAACAAATGGAAGCTCGAAACATGATGGAAGAGAATGGCAAGCGGACCGTGTTCGACGAGTCCTACGGCAAGGTTTGCGAAGCCCGCTGGTCGAAGATCCTCCAGCCCATGACCGGGCGCGACCCGATCAACGACCACTACATCCGGCGCTGCACGGCGATCATCATGGAGAACGAGATGGATCACATCAAGTCTCTCCAGGAAGACACCCTCAGCACCAACGCGGGCGCGTTCACGAAGTACGTGTTCCCGGTCCTCCGGCGCGTGTTCCCGAACCTGATCGCGAACCAGCTTGTCTCGGTGCAGCCGATGACCTCCCCCGTGGGCGGCATCTTCTACTACGAGAAGAAGTACGACGACCGCAAGGGCACCAAGATCCCGCAGTACGGCGTCACCAACGCCCCGTACAACATGGCCTATGACGGCCAGTTGGCGGCAGGCGACAACATCAACCAGAACTTCGCCCGCATGTACTCCTCGGAGTACGTGGACTACGACGTCATCTGCACCCAGGCGACCGCCGTGGCCTCTCTTTCGAACGTGGGCGCCAACTGCCGTCTGCCGGAGTGGAAGCCCATGCGCGCCCCGGGCGTGGACGGCCAGCGCACGTTCTACACCAAGCTGTACTACCGCGTGCTCGACCACGCCGGTGCGGCTCCTCTCGACATCGTGGCCACCCTCGACCCGACCGGCGTGACCAGCAACCTCGTGGACAACTACGGGGCCACCGTGGGCACGCTCGTCGTGGGCACCGGAGCCTGGACCCTCAACGCCAAGGACGAGACCGGCGTCGCGTCGACCTTCGTCGCCAGCACCGTGATCTACGCCCAGTACTTCGTGAACTTCGAGCAGGTGGGCTACACCAGCGGCGCCGAGATCCCGAGCATCAGCCTGGACATCGCCCTCCACACCGTGAAGGCCGAGAGCCGCAAGCTGAAGGCCCGCTGGTCCGTGGAAGCCGTCGACGACATGCGTGCCCTGCACGGCATGGACGCCGAGACCGAACTGGTCGGCACCTTCGCCAACGAGGTCATGCTGGAGACGGACCGCGAGATCGTGGACGCCCTCGTGACCCAGGCCAAGTTCGCCGCGACCTACACCTACTCGTACTCGGCCGGTTCCCAGGGCGAGATCGAGACCATCCGCAACCTGATGACCAAGATCAGCGCCGTGGCGGCCTCCATCCACACCGCGTCCGGTCGCGCTCCGGCCAACTTCATCGTGGTGTCCCCGAGCGTCGGAGCCCTGCTCGACCAGCTCTCGACCCACGGCGACTACGCCAGCATCGAGCAGAACGTCCAGTCCCCGACCTACGGGCCGATCACCTCGGACTTCGGCATCGCCCGCGTCGGCACCCTGCTCAAGCGCTTTGCGGTCTACCAAGACCCCTACATGGTCGCCAACAAGGTGCTCGTCGGCCTCAAGGGCAACAACTTCCTGGACGCCGGGTTCGTGTACGCCCCGTACATCCCGCTCCAGGTCACCCCGACCTTCATGGATCCCAACGACTTCACGTTCCGCAAGGGCGTCCGCACCAGGTATGCATCCAAGATGCTCCGTCCGGAGTACTACGGCGTCATCACCTGCTCCGGCCTCCCCGCCGTGACCACCGTCTGATTGTAAACATCTGACATTCCAGCCATTTGCGTGCCTGCGGACAGTGGGCACGCCCTTTCGTCCTGGGCACACCATTCCATTTGACATGGGTTGCAATTCCATCCTACCCTTGCAAAATGGAAAACACCCTTGCAAAACGGAATGACTTGACTGGGCGTGGCGTGCGTCTGGTCGTGCTGGATCTGGCGCAGCCCGAGGTGGTGGAGCGACTGGCCAGCGGGATCATGGTGGATCCGGGATGTGTCTATGTGTTCTCGGATGAGTGGGCAGATCGGCGGGGGGCATGTGAAGCGTTTGTGCGAGCGCGAGCGGGGCGGTTTGAGCGTCGGGTGGGCGCGCGTCAGTGTGTGGTGCGCGAGGTGGAGAAGAGGGAGGCACGGGTCTTCCTGGACGCCTTCCATATCCAGGGGGCGAATCATCTTGCCCTTGTCGTGTTCGGCCTATTTGTTGAGGCGGAGTTGGTCGGGGTGTTGTCGCTGGGGCGGCACCATCGACAGGGCCAGGAGCGGCGGGTCGTGCTGGATCGGTTGTGCTTCCGAGATGGGGTACAGGTGATCGGTGGGTCATCGCGGATGTTGGATCGGGCGCGTGCCTGGGCGGAGGCACATGGCTATGATGAGATCCTGAGCTTCAGCGACAACCGTCTGACGCCGGGGGTGGTATACGACCGTTTGGGGTTTGTGGCCGATGCCCAGTGTCGACCGGACTACTTTTACGTGCAGGATGGGCGGCGTATCTCGAAGCAGAGCCAACGGAAGCGGGCCAGCGGGTGTCCGGATGGGATGACGGAGCGATCCTGGGCGCAGGCGCGTGGGTTGGTGCGTTGTTACGATGCGGGCAAGGTGCGGTGGGTGTTGTCGTTGCGACCATCATCGCATCCGACACAACGGCAGGACAATTCGGAGCAGGCCGCGCGGTCCAATGCGGCGGGTATTAGCGGTGGGGGCGTCCACATGCGGGGGTACTTTCCTTCGCAGAAGGCGGGCGGGGAGGTGTACTTCGGATCGTCTTACGAGTTGCGGTGTCTGTTCGAGTTGGAGGGCGATCCAGACGTGCGAACCTTCCGACGTTGCGAGGCATTTCAGACACCAAGGGGACGGTGGCGTGCTCCAGACCTGTGGATCGAGCGGAGGGACGGGCGCAAAGAGATCTGGGAGGTCAAGCCATCGGTCATGGTGGATATGCCACGAGCGCGCGCACAGATTGCGGATACGGCGATGTATGCGGTGAGCATTGGCGTTGGTTTTCGCGTGTGGACGGAGCGGGATAGCATGCTGGGAGAGGACGGACGGATCATTGGATGGGCGCGCGAGTACTTATCGCGCCAGCAGGGGGATACCACTTATGTGGAGCGCGAACAGCGTACTCGCAAGGCGATCCGGGAGCGGCACTACCAGAAGGAGCAGGCAGCCTCGGTGGTCGTCCACTGTGACTACTGCCAGAAGGACCACACGGTGCTACCGCGCACTTATGCCAGGAACGTGGCGAAGCACGACGGGGCCTACGTGTGCGAGGCCCTGGCGGGGCACATTGGGGGGAGCAAGCCCAAGGATCACCTCAAGGTGAGCAATCCCTACGCGGCGGAGGGGCGGAAGCTGTGTAGCATGTGCGATCAGATTCTGGACGTGGTTCAGTTCCAGAAGCGGAAGGCGTCATGGGATGGGCTGAGCGCGGCGTGCAAGCCGTGCCTGCGGGTCTATGATGCTGCTCGGTATCGGCGCAAGCAGGCGAACCTGGGTTCGCCCGGCGAGGAGATCGCGTGCGATTCGCTTGGCGTCTGACGGATCAAGGGGAGTGGGCGCGACTCCCTATCCTGCGCGTTGAATTCCGTTTGACAGGGGCGCGATCTTGGTTCTAGTTTTCCGGCATGGGAAACACCCTGACCATGCGTCACGCACGCGAACCTGGGTTCGCCCGGACGGACCGGCGCGTGCGACTTGACTGGAGCCGGACGGACCAGGGGGACTACGTCGCCTCGTGGGGGCAGGGGGCGGGGCACGTCGAATTCCGCATGTCCCACGATCCGACCGGCATGCAGTGGCAGATGGAGGGGCGCCTCTACGGTCGGTCGCCCCAGCCGATCAGCCTCCTGCGGGTGGTGCCGGACAACGGGGCGATCTCGCTGGCCACGGTGCTGGAGATCTTCAAGCGCGCGTGCGAGGCGGCTGCCGCCAGTTGACACGGGGGAAGAGTTTTGACGGGACGGGGCGGACGCGGTATACTCCGTGAGTCCTGCCATTGGTGAGACCCCCGGTTGGCTGTACTCCCTCCAGTCCGTTTGGTCTCCGCTCCCGCCTGCGGGCGGGAGGTCTATGCGAACACCTTTGACCTGCGTTCCTTAACCAGCTAGGATGTCCTGGAGGACACTTTTGGGAGGTGACGACATGGCGAAGTACCTATTGAA